TCAGCTTGGACGGCGGTTGGTATCACGAGCTGGGCCGATGCCGCATCCGCCGCAACGTTTATCGCGTCGGCGCTGGCCGCGCTCTACACATTGCTGTTGCTCAGTGAGTGGTTTTGGAAGCGGCTCTGGAAGCCGGTGTTCGTGCGATATGGCTGGTTCGGATTCAAGCGCCGCGCCCCGGCATCGGAGCGCCTGCAATGACCCCCGCCCTGCGCGTTGTGGTTGCCGCCCTGAGCCTGAGCGCAGTGGGCTTTGTCGGCATCTTGATGCGCGAGGATTACCGTGCGCAGTCCTACCCAGACCCGACGTATGGCTGGCAGGTGCCGACGGTGGGGTTCGGCACAACCGATGGTGTCCGGCGCGGGGACAGCTTGAGGGTAGTGCCAGCGATCCAGCGCGCGCTGGTTGATGCTAGCCAATTCGAGGGTGCGCTCAAGCGCTGCGTCAGCGCGCCGCTGCATCAAGCCGAGTACGACCTGTACGTGGACCTGAGCTACAACATTGGCGCCTCGGGGTTCTGCGGCTCGACTGTTGTGCGCAAGCTCAATGCCGGTGATTACCGTGGGGCCTGCGAGGCAATTTTGATGTGGAACAAGTCCAACGGGCAGGTCTGCTCGGTGCCGGGCAACCGCAGTTGTTCCGGGCTTTGGACAGACCGACTCAAAACGCACGCAAAGTGCCTGGGGGCGCAATGAGCTGGCTCAACCCCTACACCTGGCTGCTCTACGGAAGTTTGATGGCCGCCTTGCTGCTGGGCGCTTGGCGCGTACATCACAACATTGACCAAGGTGGCTATGACCGGGCCGACGCTGAGTGGCAAGCAAAGGTCAATATTCAGAAGGCCGACGCGACCAAGCTGCTGGACGAGGAGCGGGCCAAGGTAGTAGCGACCGAAAAAAACCTGCGAAATTTCAAGGACAACCAGGAGATCAAAGATGCCAACAACAAAAAGGCCGTATCTGGCTACGAGCGCAGGCTTCGTGCTGCTGCTGGTATTGATAGCAGGCTGCGCGACCCGCACGCAGGACGTGGGAGCTGTAGTGGTAGCCCCACGAGTGCAGTTGCCACCGGTGCCAGCGCTGGTGCAGACGACGGCCCCCAAGGAGCCGGGCTTTTATCAAAAGAGCTTACTCAGTTTCTTCTCGACCAAGCCGCCAGCGCCGACGACATCAACCTGGCCTACGCATCCTGCCGGGCCGACGCGCTGAGCATTCGTGAAGTCTCCCAATAAAAGTGAAGGAAACCTGACATGTCTCAACTATTTACCAACGCCGCGCGTTCACTGCTGCAAGCCAGCATCCTGAGCACCGATACCAGTCTGACGGTGGAGGCGGCCAAGGCCGACTTGTTCCCGGTGGCCAACACGACCGACTGGTTCAAGGCCACGCTGCAAGACAGCAGCGGCAACATCGAGATTGTCCGTGTGAACACCCGAGCAGCCGCTTCGGCGATTTTCACCATCGTGCGGGCCCAGGAGGGTACGACGGCTAGAGCTTACGTCGCTGGGTCTGTGGTTGGGTTGCGGATCACAGCCGCCGACGTGCAGGCGTCGATTGCTACCGCTGCCAATCTAGCTGCTGCCGGAGGCGCTGCACTGGTGGGCAACACCCCCGCCGGCAACATCGCAGCCAGCACGGTGCAGGCGGCGATCAATGAGTTGGATGCGGAGAAGCAGGCTGTTGGCAACTATCTCACTACTGGGGGTGCTCTCGGCACGCCTTCAAGCGGCGCTGCTGACAACCTAACATCCAACACCGAGGCAGTCAACAACAACTCCACTCAGATAGCCACAACAGCCTTCGTAGTGGGTCAAGCAGGTACAGCAGCCCCGGCAGCAACAGCAGCAGCGGCAGTCGTAGGTACATCCCTGCTTTACTCCCGGCAAGACCACGTACACGCTACGGGTGCAGCTGCAAGCCAAGCAGGTCGCCTACTCCGCATCACCCGCTACACCACGGCGGGTAGTGGCACATGGACGAAGCCTGCTGATACGGTGTCGGTGCGTATCATAACTATTGCAGGTGGTGGTGGTGGTGGTGGGGCAAGCGCGACCAGTCCTCCCAGTGGAGAGAACCTAGGCGCCAGCTCAAACGGCGGCGACGGCGCTGGCGCAGGTGCATCAGAAATATATATTGCCTCTGCTGCTGCTTCTTACGCCTATGTAGTTGGAGCAGGGGGAGCAGGAGGAGCTGCTGGTAACAACGCTGGTGCTGCCGGTGCTGCAACAACCATTGCAGGTATTGCTGGCGGAGGCGGCGGAGGCGGCGGCGGCGCTGCAAACGGTCAAAACGGTAATGGCGGTACCTCATCAAACGGTTCCACTGGAGCTCCGGGGGCGACGCCCACTGGTGGCACAGTTAACACTAGGGGGGGGTTTTATCAAGCCGGCGCGGCTGTGGGTGGTCTCCCTGCTGCTGCGCGTCTGGCTATTACCGCAGTTAATACAGCGGGGGCTGCCGGAGCCTTGTACGGTGGCGGTGGGTACGGTGCCAAGTCGTCGGACGGCGGAGTATCTCGCGCAGGCGGAGCTGGTGGTCGAGGTTACATAGAAATTCAGGAGTACTCATAATGCGAGCAGCAAGAATTGAAAACGGCCTAGTTGCCGACCTCTGGGAAGTCGATTCCCTAACAGCCTACGCCAGCGCGGGCATCACGCTCATCGCAGCACCTGACGAGGCGGGCGTGGGTGCAAGCTACGACGGCACAACCTTCGTCAACCCACCGCCTCCACCAGACACGCGGACGTATCAGGAGAAACGTGCAGCAGCCTACCCGCCAGCAACCGACTACCTCGACGGCATCGTCAAAGGTGACACGGCTCAAGTGCAGGCGTATATTGATGCTTGCTTGGCGGTCAAAGCGCGGTTTCCGAAGAGCTGATACCCACGACTGACTTTTCTGTCAGCGAGTAACTAAAAGGGCTACCAGTGACCGCACTCAACATCAAAGCCTTCCGGGGCCAAGTGCCCAGGGTAAGCGACAGACTGCTACCGCCCAACTTCGCTGCGCGCGCGTTGAACTGCAAGCTCACCTCGGGCAAGCTGGAGCCGCTGGCCGGGCTTGGCCTGGTGCATACCTCGCTGGCAGCTTCCATCAAGACCCTGTTTCGCTACCGCCACTTTGACGGCGGCGGGTTTGTCGATAACTGGCTGGTGTGGCCGACCGATGTGGACGTGGTGCGCTCGCCGCTGGCCAATGACGACAAGGGCCGGGTTTTCTTCACCGGTGCGGACATTGAGCCGCGCATGTCCACTTACGCGCTGGCGATTGGTGCGGCACCCTATCCGAGCGCGTGGTACGTCTTGGGGGTGCCTAACCCGGTGCTTGTCGCTGGCGTGGCTGCATCGGGCGGCACGGCCCCGGTGGATAGCCGCTCCTACGTTCATACCTTTGTGACGGCACTGGGCGAGGAATCCGGCCCTAGCCCGCCATCGGTGGTGGTCAGTGGCAATACCAATGGCACTTGGGTCTTGAGCAACTTGCAGGTAGCACCGCCCAACAGTGGCACGCTGTCTGCGGTAGCGAACAACACCCCGACTACGGGGCGGGTGCGCATCACCCTGGACACGGTGGTGGGCTTGCAGGAGTTTGACACGGTCAACCTGGCGGGCGTGCTGGGGATGACGGATCTGAACCGCAGCCATCGGCTTTTGGCTGTGAATACTGCAACCAGCACGGTGGACGTTGCGCTGACCACGACGCAGGTTTACACCAGCGGCGGCACATGGACGCGCGACGCGCCACACAACACAACCGGCATGACGAAGCGGATTTATCGCACCAACGCGGGCACGAGCGGGGCCGCATTCCAGTTTGTTGCCGAAATCGCAGTGGCTGATACCACCTACACGGATGCCGTCACCGGTGCCGCGCTGGGAGAAGTGCTGCCAACTCTGAGCACCCTGGCCCCGCCGAAGAACCTGACCAGCTTGATCAGCCTACCCAACGGCTGCCTGGTGGGCTTGTCTAGCAACGAGCTGTGTTTCAGCGACCCCTACCTGCCGCATTCTTGGCCGATAGGCAGCCGCTACAGCTTTAGCGGGCGCGGCGTGGCGCTTAGCGCTACCGGCAATTCGGTGTTGGTACTGACCGATACATCGCCCATTCTGTTCTCTGGCTCTGACCCTGAAGCCATGAGCCCGACCACACTTGAAACCTATGCCCCTTGCGTGTCCAAGCGCGGCGTGGTGAATGTGGGCGGCGGTTGCTTGTACCCGAGCTTTGATGGTTTGTGGCTGGCATCACCCGGTCGGGCGGAGAACTTGACCCGCAAACTGTACCGGGAAGAAGAGTGGTCGGGCTTGACCCCATCAGGCTTTGTGGCAGCGTTTCACGATGGCCGGTATTACGCCTGCTTCGCTGTAGGGGCCGAGCGCCGTATGTTGGTGCTTGACCTGAACGAGCCGGACTCGGTGGTCGAGGTAACTGAATCGGCGGACGCGTTGCATCGCAACGAGTACGACGGCGAGCTCTACATCGCGCAGGGCGCCAAGGTCTTGAAGTGGGATGCGGCGACAAGCAATGCCTACAACAGCGACTGGAAGAGCGCGACCGTGCAGTTGCCCAAGCCGACGAATTTCGCGGTGGCGCAGGTGTATGCCGACTTCGCCAGAATAGTGCCGCTCAACACCGGCCAAATAGATGCCAACGCGCTACTGATGAGCAACAACGTGTCTGGCAGGTTTGCCGAACTCGGCGCAGACGCCGTGGCGGGCTACCTGGGCGGCAACGAGCTGCTGCAAACCGAGGTCTGCGGCAGTTTTGTCAATCCGGTCACGCCCATCACGCCGGGCGCGGTGCAGTTCACGCTGTT